TCAGCTCTTTTTTGCCAGCACGTCCTGCAACATGGCCTTATCGAGGCTGAGGTCTGCAACCAGCCTCTTCAGCCGCAGATTTTCCTCTTCCAACTGCCGCATATGTTTGAGTTCAGAAGGGGAAATTCCGCCGTACTTCTTGCGCCACGTGTAAAAAGTGGCATCAGAGATACCCAGCTTACGGCAGACATCCGGCACGGACGTCCCCAGCTCGGCCTGCTTGAGAGCAAAGACAATCTGCTCTTCGGTGAATCGTGACTTTTTCATCGGCACCACCTCCGTTCAGGGGAGTGTTTATCATGCCGGAATTCTGTTTCTGAATGGAGCAGGATTTTGGGTCAGGGTCAATCCTTCACTCTCAGAATGACCCTTTCTCCAACTCGCCGCAAATTCAGACGGCGTCTGATAATTCAGCGTGGAGTGCGGGCGACACTCATTATAATCTTTACGCCATCCACTGATGGCTTTTCTGGCATGACTGACATCGCGGAACCAATATTCATTCAGGCATTCATCGCGAAAGCGTCCGTTAAAACTCTCAATAAATCCATTCTGTGTCCGTGCTCGGCGGCGGGGCCGACTAAGGAGATACAATGTCAATCTTCCGCAGGGGTTCCGTTTGGTATGCCGACTTCACGGCACCGGACGGAAAACGCATTAAACAGTCTCTTGGCACAGAGGACAAGCGCCAAGCACAGGAGCTGCACGACAGATTAAAGTCTGAGCAATGGCGAATTGAGCGCCTAGGTAATTTCCCTGACGTGACATTTGATGATGCCTGTTTGAGATGGTTTGAGGAGAAAGCGCATAAAAAATCATTGGATGCGGATAAGGGCCGGATCGGGTTCTGGCTCATCCATTTTCAAGGTGTTTTGCTGAAGAGTATTTCCGAAGCAAAAATTTATGCCGCCGTCAGTAAAATGACAAACAGAAAGCATAGGGATAGCTGGGAGTCGAAAGCAAGCTCGCTGAGGAAACGCGGTGATGTCGTGGAGCCATTTGTGGAAGTGCCGGTTAGCATATCAACAAAGGCAAAACACCTAGCATTAATGAAAGCGATTATGCGTGCCGCAGAACGCGACTGGAAATGGATTGAGCGAGGGCCGGTAATAAAGGTACCGCAAGAGTGAGGGAAAAGGGTTAGATGGCTCGAGCCACACGAAGCTATACGATTGATAAACGAATGCTCTGAACCATTGAAATCGATTGTGGTATTTGCGCTGCCAACCGGTTTGCGCAGATCAAACATTGTCGATTTGCAATGGCAAGATGTAGACCTTCAGCGAAAGGTTGCATGGATTCATCCAGAGGAAAGTAAGTCTGGTCAGGCAATTGGCGTCGCTCTGAACGACACCGCATGCCGGTTACTTCGAGATCAGGTTGGAAATCATAAGAAATGGGTATTCGTTCACCAGAAGTCCAGCACTAAGTCTGATGGAACAAAAGCAGCAGAAGTCAGGAAAATGCGTGTTGATGGTAACACGGCATGGAGGCTTGCATTAAAGAGGGCTGGAATCGATAACTTCCGTTTTCATGACCTTCGCCACACATGGGCAAGCTGGCTTGTTCAGGCTGGCGTTCCGCTGACAGTTTTACAGGAAATGGGCGGGTGGGAATCAATCGAAATGGTACAGAGGTATGCACACCTAGCACCACGTCATTTGAGTGCTCACGCGAAGCAAATTGATAGCATTTTTGGAGGTCACGTCCCAAATTCGTCCCAATCGGATAATTTGGAATTGCTGAAAGTCGTGCCCTACAGGAGTGAAATTAAACACATAACATACTGTTAAATAAATATATTAACCAAGTTCGATTTTCAAGATACCCCCAATGATACCCCCAAATAATTTTCCTTCCCCAAACCTGTACAAATAAATTACCAAGAATCGTGAAAGACGGTATTTGCTATCAGAATGATTTCATATCATCGCGCCTCACTTTAATGGTTGTTATTTGACCACCAATTTAACAGTTGATTATGGATTCATAATCACAAATAAAATTTCTCTATATATAACCAGAAAGTGGTCGGTTCGGTAGGTTCAGTCGGTTCACTTACTTATCCAACTGATTTATATAAAATATTTATTTTATTTTGAACCGACCCACGGTAGGTTCATCTACCAAGAAAGTCGGTTCAATAGCTTGTTGAACTTCCTTCAAACTGATGAAAATTACAAATAACAACTTAACATTCAATTAGTTACTGTATACCAATCATCTGATTGACTAAAAAACACCCAATAATAACTTTATTAATATCCTATATGTGTAAACTATAAAAGATATCCCACAACTGATTTATCAGAGAAAACAAGAGGCAATATAGTTATGGATAACATTATTCAGTTAGTACCGTCACGTTGGGTTTCGGAGTCAGTATTGATGGCTATAACTGGCTTGAAGAAAAATACCATTAAGTATGCTAGAGATACTTCGTGGATGGAGGGACGCGAGTATAAACACGTTTCAGGAAATGGCATCCCTCATGAAACATCTGCTTGCTTCTACAACCGTGAATTGGTTGATGAATGGATACAAAAAATGCCAAAAGCAATACGTCGTGAAAGGAAGCCCACTTAGATAGGGACGTTGCTGAGTATAGAATTGGTGCACCACCAGCATTGATCGTGTGAAATAGTTAAAATATGGGTAAATCGGGCGACCGATTAAGGCTTAATCTCTCTGCATCAGGCTGGTGACCTACCGGCCATTATCTCCCTGATATATCCCCAGCATTTGTGTTACAACTTATTTGATCTATGATGCTTAAGGGAAATTAATGCTCAGTGGCCCGAAGAGACATTCAGTTAACCCACTGCTAGCCCATAGATAGCTCAAGGAGGGAGAGTGAAGGCTTATTGGGTGGTCATCATTCTAACTATCGCAGCCATCTTGAGTGTCCTTTACATTGGGTGGCTAGCCGAGTGGTTTGTTCACTGGTGGCGTGAAGCTGAGATGTTTTAACTGCTCCTAGCCCATAGTTAAAAGAGAAGATATGAAAGAGTATGTGGTTCCTGCAATCTTAGTCTTGGCTACTTTGATAACTATTTCCGCAATAGTAGCTATCACCATAGCCTTGCTGGGCAATGGTATAAAAATTGGTGATATGACTTACTACCTCAGCTAGCCCATAGAGGGGTGGGTAAACAAATACAGCGAATCTGGCAAAGACCGGAGCGCACAAACAATTACTAGGGCAGTAAAGGGATATCTTATGTCTGACGTTTTAGAATTATCGTTTAAAGAGAATTTTTTCTATTCCACACATGAACCAGTTAGCGTAAAAGAAATAATAAAATCCCTTCAAGGTTGGGATACAATAGTAAAACAGTCAAAAGACGTCTTAGTTAACCTAACTGAGTGTGATATAGACGGGATTGAATTACAGGTAGAGTTACTTCGCACTGGCAGTCTATATGAAGATGTAGTAATCAAGTTGCTCTTTGGTTCTCAGGAAAAGATGGACGATTTTGTGGCTAAATGCCATGTGATTGTAGGGGAGGGGGCAGTGAGAAACACTATTGTTTTTGCTGTGGTTGCTGGACTAGTTGGTTATGGTCTTTATATAGCCAGCGCGGCAATGAGCCCTGAAACAACCCCACATTTTGAAGCAAATAACAACGTTATAATAAACATTGGCGCTGGAGAGGCAAACCTAACGCCAGAGGGTTTAAAATCTGTTATTGAGAGCTCAGTGACAAATAAAAAAGCTCTTGCCGAAGGTGCTTTAAAAGTGATTTCACCAGCTCGCAATGACGATAATGCATCATTGACAATAGGGCAAGGCAGTAGCCAAGTTGTTATTTCTCAAGAAACTATTCGAATGGCTCCATCCACAGTAATTTTTGATCAATCATCAAAAACAGTGGACTACAAGGATGTTGATATTCAAATCAGGGCTCTAGACCTTGATAATCCATCAAAAGGTTGGGCCGCAGTGGTACCGGGGATTATTGACAGAAGGGTTAAACTTGTCCTTGACCCATCATTAGATGCAGCAGCTTTAGCAGGAAAAATGGCATTTAGGGGCGACATAACAGTGACATCTAATCTAAACCCTAAAGATGGTGAGTTTAAACCAGTAGAAATCATGCTGCGGGCATTTGTTAACTAATTTTATCCCACTAACCCGGCCCGCTGCCGAGTTTACCAAACAAAACTATAAGATAAGTATCTGTTCTATTGCCGACGTCGCTGTCGGCTTTTTTGTGCTCGTAGCTTGATAAGTTACAAAATTGTTACCATACTAGATTGGTAATAAAAAATTGCTCCCGAATTTTTCCAGTTGCCCCTCATATTGCGGGGCTTTTTTTATGCCTGTAATCTGACAACCTCACCACCCTACCCGCGCTGCCCCTTTCTAGCTGCCTTTATAGTGCCATCCTATTTTCAGAATTTTGCTCACCCTAATTGTTTGGAGTAATCATCCAAATCCAATATGCTTGGATGGGAATTTATATGGTAATAACAGAGAAAAGTTTTATCGTAATAAACCCAACCTTGCGACAACCTTTCGTACGATTAAAACATTAACCTATGATAAGCTATTTCTCGCATGGAGGTTATGTAAAGAGAAGTGTGAATTGTGAACGAGACAAAATAAACATAGGACACTCTATAAGGAACGTAAAATGTCTAAACAAGATTTAATAGCAAATCAAATAATAGAAATTTTAAAATCTAATAATAAACCCGCCTATAAAATATATTTTAAACAGGCTGGTGAAGTTGTCATTGACTTTTCAAAAGATATGTCATTTATATTTGTTGATTTTATTGACACGGAAAACAGATCAAGAAACGAAATAGCCACCATACGACTCTTGGAGAGAATAAAAAAAGGCGTTACCAATGAAGATTTAACCAAAATATTAAATATAATCACAAATGAATTCGTCAGCAAAGTCAGAAAGGACAAAATAAAATCACTCGCTGATAGCTTAGGAAAAGCAACGGGTAAATTTGTCATCAGCACAGCCATTCTTAATGATTTATCTACTATTTTTTCCAAAAGACTCGTGAGCAAGTTTCTTGTTGGTTCATTGTTTTCAACAATTTATTCAATAGGCGGAGCTAGGTCAAGAGCAATTTATGGCTCTGATGCGTTAAGAGAGAAAACACCTGATATATATAATAAGTTAAGAGGTTCTGGTGATTTGGATTTGTTTTATTTTTTGGTGGATAGCTATGCTAGCCCATTTATTGAAGCCATGATAGTAAAAGATAAAAATCCCGCCGCGTGGGACGAGATTATCATGAAGATAATTATTGGCCTTGATAAACAATAATTAAATTTTACCCTTTAATTTTAAGGTTGTTTTTGTTGAAAAGTAGAAACAACCTAATCCAAACATAAGAATAAGCAAGTGACCAACAACATAACTATAGTTAAAGGGAGACAGCCCACCGTCATTATATATATCAATGATGGTTGTAAAAAAGCTGAACACAACAAAGGCAATAAAACAAAACAAACAAAATGATAATGACATCATTGTGTAAAAAAGAAATTTATTAATATTCATTATTAGTTCCATTAATTAGAAAATCCTGAATTATATTTATAATAACCAAAATTAACCCAAAATGCTATAGCGATTCGGTGTATGCTCGCAGAAGGGATAACCCTCATGGTCTATCAGTTTGAGTTAGAAAAATTTATGGTAACTCCCCCGAATATTGAACAGCAGGTTATCGAGTTTTTTAAAAAAGAGCTTCCCTTGGTAACAACAATTACCTTCAAAAAAATCCCTGTTGAAGTCGATTCTGTGCTGCAAAATAATTTTGGATTTGAAGACATAAGTGATGCCACAGACGCCTATTTCAAAGCATTTAACGTTACTTATGATAACTTCTATTGGAGTAATTATTTTCCCTGGAAAGAAAAAGGACTCTTTTCTCGTAAAGAACCTATCCAAAATAAAAAACCACTGACAATAAGAATGTTTGCAGAATCTGCCAAAGCGGGCCGCTGGTTGTATGATTGATATAGACCGAGCCATTAAGCCCGGTTTTGTAATCACTCTGGTATGACTGGCCAGCCTGGACTGAGTATCGTTAAATCGGTGCGATTAACTGCCACACGATACTGTTTCCATTTTTTCAACATCACAATTTCTTCTGGCTTTGCATCATCCAGATCTACAGCGTCTTGAAGTGGGGCGATAGCCAGAGCTGCGCTAGTTAATAAGCGATCTCTTTCTGACTCGTTTCTCGCCAATATTTCTTCTGAAGTGGGTTGATATGGAACTGGCTCAGCAAATAAGCCATCTTTGTATGTCCAGCCCGCTTTAGGTGCTGGCTTCATCGTTGTAATGTCATACATCACAGCCGCAAAGTCGGGAGCGTATCGATCTTGAATTTCAATTTCTTTGCCATCGGAATCAGTGACCGGCGGGATAATTTCTACCACTTCACCACGTTGTACAAATGCATATGTTTTCATTAATTAATACTCCAAAATGACTCCGCCATCGTGACCATTCCCACCCGTCGCAGCAATATACAAGTAAGAACATGAACCGCCCGAACCAATGCCTGTCGCATTTAGTGACCCCGTACCACTGCGCGTCATACCGCCCAGCACAGAACCACCGCCCGAACCCGCAGCCCCGGCAGCACCCGAAGTATCAGAATGGTTTGTTCCATCGACACCATCGGACCCCGTAGTGTTAAATTGTCCACCGGTGCCTACGCCGCCAATGCCACCGCCACCCGTTCCAACCCCTCCGCCAGCGCCGCCAAGGCCGCCTGAAGCGGATAAGAAACCAGAGACACTACTCGCACCACCATTCGAGCCAGCACCAGAAACCCCGCCACCATTGCCAGCAGAACCGACAATAATGGTAAGCACTTGCCCAGGAGTAACCGTTATCCATGATTCAGCATAACCACCGCCGCCACCGCCACCGCCCGTTCTTCCCGCTCCGCTTCCCCCGGCACCGCCGCCGCCGCCGACAACTCGAGCGCGAATGCGCGTTACTCCGTCGGGAACGGTGAACGTGAATGTTCCAGCTGTTAGGAAGGAAACCATTCTTGCGCCCATTGTCTGAACAAAGGGAATATGTGCCACATCGCTTAAACCAAGGTTTTCGAGAGTAGCCGTAACAGCCGCCGCGCCAGCAGTTTTAATCTCAGATAAGTTGTTAACTGTCTTTAAAAAACCGCCATCAGTAATTAATTTAGATACAGCCTTTGATACCTGATCGAATTTATTGCTGTCTGGTGTGATACCTGCAGCACTCAGTATGCTAATCAATTCACGCTGAATGGTATTAAACCACTCTGCTGGCAATATCGTCGGTGGTACGCCACCAGCAACATTGCCATCAGTAAACTCGCCATTATTGTCGGCGCGCGTGTTAGGGATATTGCCAATTTTTTGCATAGGTAATCCTCGCCAATGAAGCGCTTAAAAATAATTAAAGGGTTATTAACTAACTAACGTAGCCAAATTTAAGAATGGTATGAGATGGATTTAAAACTGTTAATCGGCATTCAAGCTGCTTATTTCCCCACGAACGCAGCGGATCACCACAATACGTTAAACCACACTGAGCATAATTGATGGTAGTTTCGGGTGCGGTAATCAACCAGGTAAAAGGCCATTCATCGCCATTCAAGGCATCACCACAAACCGACATCCCAGCACATGCCTGCCTGTATTGGGTTATTGAGATGGTGTAACCTAATGCCTCAGCAACACGGATAAAATAAGCAACAGACTGACCACCAATGCCAAACAGTTTGGAGACTACGGCCCGCTGCCGCTGGATAATGCTGTCAATCTCACCTATCGCGCATAAATCAGGTAATCCGAGCGTCGCTTCCCATTCAGGCAGCATTGCCGTTGCTGTTGATGGAAAAGCCGCATCAAGCAGATCGCGGGCATCTTCATCACTGCGCTGATAGGATCTTGCTAGTGCCCGCAAGGTACTGGTTTGAACCCCATTAAGTTGTCGGGGCCAAACTAGACCGCTCGGCATCAGTGCTTGAAGAGCTGCAGTATATTCATTCACAGAATAACGACTCATAAGTAGGTCACCGTACCCCGGACAGGTAATTTTCCGGTTTCAAGCTGAATATTTGTCGTTGGAGAATCAAGAATAAAACCACTGGTTCCAGCAATATCACCGATGGCAATAAGCAGCGACGACAGCAGAATTTTCCCACCTGGCTCACCCTCAGTAAAAAACACCTCATCAATAGCCGTATTTATTGCTGCGGTAGTTTCACTGGATGCCGTAGGAATGCCACTGATAACAAAATTCACGGGCGCTGCTACCGGTGCGCAGACATAAATTATGGCGATAATAGGCTGTAAGGGATAGATATGATCTGCAACTCGCCCCTGATCGCCGGTCGCTTTAATCGCGCCCCATTCTTCAAGCTGAGAGACGCCATCAGTCCCAATCGGAAAACCACCTGAATCATTGCCATCGCACATGATATAAATGCCAACCGTACCTACCCCCTGTAAGCGACGCTTCACCCAACAACGAGTCACACCAGGTACGGCCAACGCCCAATTTCGATAATCGGTATCGTTGCCACCTTGAGGGGTATTTTGATAGGCCAGCAACATACGAGAACGAAAAGCATCTTCTGATTCAATATCAGCGCCGCCAGATATCTTAACTGTTGCTGTGGCTACTGACAGGACACCATCAATTGCAACGTCGAGTGTAAGAGACGTTCCGGCATCCGCATTCCCCGCGATACCGCCCCCCGTAGTGTCATCCAATACACTGGGGAGTACAGCAGTGATTGAACCGGTGGCGGTACCACTAGCCCCCAGTGTTAGCTCATGGTCGAGACGATACTGGTAACCATCGGCCCGATTTAACAGGCTACCAGCGGGAATCACACGACCTGCAGTACCACTGAACTCGACGGTAGGACAGGTGGAGGGGTTAGCTGGTTTGCGAAACACATCTTTCAATGCGGCCCATGCGGCGAGATATTCGTCAGTGGCATTATAAGGCGTGGATTGCAGCGCGATATAATCCAGATAACCATAATGTAAATGCGCCATTCCGGCATCAGCATCACTGATCACACCGACATTGGAGAAGCGCAATAAATTACCGCCCGTCTTGAGTTCTGATTGAATATAAGACAGGTTGCGCTGGCGTAGTTCGCTTAATGTAGGGCGATTAAATGGCATGTATTAAGTCTCCCATACCCATGAGAATTTAACTGAAGCCTGTGCTTTAGCCGGTTGTTGATAGTTGATAATGAGATTGATTCGGTTGGGAAACACTATCTGAGCATTGGTACTGATTGCGGTCACCACACCATCATCAACCAGCCAGGCCAAAGCTTCATTAGCATAGTCCTCAGCCTTTAACGCGACTTTAGTCGTGAGTTTTTCGCGGCGAAGCAACCACAAACG